ACTCACCTGCTGCTGAGTAGCGTGCATCACCTGAGTCAACGAGTGTATCAAGGGCAGAGAATACTTCCAACTTCTGTACTACCTTATACTTGTCACCAACTACACCTATGATACCAGTGTGGTTGTCGTCAACGCGTAGTACTCCCTGCTTTTTAGGTACCTCATAGTAATCTGTTACTGATTCATAGTCACTGACTGCGTTAGTAACATAGGCTTGCAGTGGTGCAAGTTGTACCTCCCAGTCAAGACCTGCTTGTCGTGCTGCTTCTGACGCAGAGGTAGCATTAACTGCTGTACCTCCACGTGTCCAAGCACTACGATTTCTAGTTGTTGCTGTCATTATCTTCCTCTCCGAAGATGCCTGCTACTACCTGAGGATGTAGTTCTGCACGCATGTTACCGAAGGCTTCCTTTGGCCAGCCTGCTGCAAATACACGGGTCAATAGCATGGCAAGGCTATAGTTTTTATCAGCATTTGATAGCATAATTAATGCATCTTCTTTGTTGTCTTGTTCATACTCAAGTGCAGCAAGCAAGCATGCTGGTGCATTGATATAGTCAGTATCTGTTGGTGCTGCCTCAAGTAGCACTAATAGTGCAGGTCTGAACTTGTCTGGTGTTGATGGGTCTAGCAACCCTAGTGCATAGTCACGTACCTGAATATCTGTTAGATAATACAGGACATTAACTATAACTTCATCACTTTGTTTTGTTGCGTCTGATGCAAAGAACTCATCAACTAGACGTGCACCTACACGTTGTGCTGCTCTATCTTCATTCTTTACTAGCGTACCTAGTTCTACTAGGTGGTCATTGATTGTCATGCTTAGTGTCATTGTTTTCTCTCTCTCTTGTATTGGTTGTATATATCCACGCCCAGTCATAACGTGTGTCATGTGCTAGCGTGCTTGTTACCTTGTTCAATGCTTCATCATCATCTGATGCTTTAACATTGAATACTATGCATACATCGTATGTATTAGTACCATCCATGTTTCCTCCAGTGTGACCAAGCGACAGATGGCTTGTCGTATCTATGTACTATGTACGACAGCCCCCTCTCGACTTGTCGAGGGGCTGGAGTCTCATGATCTGTGTTCAGTACTTGTGCTACACCAAAGGCACTAGAGTGTGGGTTATCTGCAAGATGATTCCATCCTGATTCTTTACCCCATAGTTTAGTCAGTGCTACCCACTCGCCTCTACCCCATGTTGGGTAGTTCTCATGTATGTAGGCACGGGTATATGCTTTGAGTGTAAACTTATTCCATATATGTACAGTCTTTACTTCTTTCTTTGGTTCTACCTTGGGCTGCAATGCTGCTGCCTTGACAGGTAAACCAATTAAAGAAGCAATTGTTAGTATGATTGTACTGCTTATTGATATGTACTTTGCTATGTGCTGCTGCATTAGTCCTCGTTCCCATAGTACTCATCGTATATAACATCTGGCTCATTGCATATACATTCCCATATAAAACACCCGCAATCTTCGCACTCATCGTGCTTGCCAAGTGCTACATCATCATCAACTCTCGGTTCCATCTTCAATGTCCTCTACTGGTGGTGCTTCAGTCACTGATACTTTGCTGCATTCTTTGAGTATGTTAGCAAAGTCTGCTCCATACTCAGAGGCCATGCGTTCTAGTGCTTGTTCTTCTATCTCTTCTTCTTGTGCAGGTCCAGCCATCTCAACTGTTGTCACCAATACGAAGTGATCTGCTAAGAATAGAATGTCGTAGTGTTTCATTAGAAGGGTACCTCCACATGTTCACGCTGGCACCGCTTGCGCCAGACTGATAGCCGACTGCGCAAGAATCTATTCTCGTTCAGTAGTCTATGGTTTGCTATGAATAACAGTACTAGCATGATGGCATTGATACCACCACATATAAGCATGACTGTCAGTTGTGTGTATTCTATAAACATAATTTCTCCCTTGATTATAATGGACTTGCAGTTATCCGTTGAGGTTACGTAGCCCCGCGCAAAAAAATAGGAGAGTGAGTGACCACGATAGCCACCCACCCTCCTGATCTTTATAGTACTTCGACTGCATGTACCTCTAGTTGATAGCGGAACTCGTCTTGTCCGCCTGTTTTGGACTTAGCAACCCATTGTGTGAGTCGTCCTGTTAGTGTGACTGGGCGTGATTCTTGTGCGCCCTGTCGTGCTTGATCTAGTTCGATCAACGTTTTGACTACCTTTGGGTCTACGGCCTTGATGCCTACGCCTACCACATACTTAGGTGAGCCGACTGCATCGCCGTTGCTCATGCGTGGCACATCTCGTTGGCTGATCCAGCCGATGAGTTGTGTGCCGTACTCGTTGGTCTTGATGCTCTTGTCAGTGAACGCCTTGATTGTGCCACTAACTGTTAGTGTATTTTGTAACATGTTGCTTCTCCTTGTTTAGTAGTTAGTTGGTCAGGGTTGCCCCTGTCACCAGGACAGGGGAACCCTGTTGTTCCTATATTAAGTTGTTTTCCAATGGCTTGTCGCATGATTGACAGTCATTGAATAGTTTGGGCGTGAGTATGTGGCACCATCTGCATTCAGTCTCACGCTTGGCCTGAGTGTAATCCTCTAGTTCCCATAGTTCCTCGTAGACTCCGCCGTCTACCAACTGAACTATAGGTGGTAGGAACTCATGCCGTATCAGTGCCTCGTCGGTCTCTAGGAACTTGACCGATAACTCTACCAATTTGCACTCATCGCTCCATATTTCCGTCATCTTTACTACCCATCCTCTGGGTCTGATATATGTTTGTGACGTAACCCAGTCGCTCGCGCTGGGTTCGTCGCTTGTATCGTAGGACATAGGGTGGCTTTGCCCTAGCGTATCTTCTTCGTGGAGATTCCACGCAGCGTTTGCAGCCTTAGCCTCATCTGTATCTAAGCATGTCTGACACTTGCCAACTGTGAAGCCATCCTGCTTGTCACGCTCAATCACCATACATTCGTAGCATGTATTGTGGACTGTGATGCCTAGTGATTCATTCATCTTTTTTCCTTTCGTCCTGTATCCACCTGATGTGAATACGCGTACAGAAATACTCCAATGTCATTCAGACAGCCAATGCTTTGGCTGGCTGCGGGGCGAGACTTTAGGCTCGGCAGAGGCGTGGTTTACCACGCCGAGAGCAATCAGACCTGCTCACATAGTCCGAGTTAGCGAGGACTATAGGGCTGATTTGACATTAGGAGTATGATGGGAGCACTGTAGGAGGACGAGCGTTAGGACGGCGTGTGTGGCTTTAGACACACCGACGGCATAGCGAGAGATGAGGGCTGAGTGCATGTCAGCATGAGGAGTCCATAGACCAATAGGCTATGGCTCCGATTGCGACAGGCGAGACCGCGGTTCACCGCGGGCGGACAGCCTTCGGTCCGACCAGTCAGTACGATAGAACAGGTGAGGGTGAAACACCATCGGCAGACTGCAGGGGTTAGGGGATGCAATCCCCAACTATATTATTTTTTTATAGACTGTATAGACTGGGCCTCAGTCTGTCAGGCAGATAGCCTACTGCTACACAGTTAGTCCTGTACAGTCTGTACGCCTACAGTAATGTCTTTCTGTTCTATTTGACCCCCCATTATTAAACTAACGGCAGTATTATGTATTGTATCTCTGTCTATAAATATTTCTGTATATAGTGACAGGGGGGTAGTATATGTATATTTCTATCAAGTAATGGCCTATTTAGATAGCAAATGTTCGTTTTGACTGTTTGAACGGATTAAGTATATATAGAGAACAAAATAGTTCGTAAGTCTTTTTTAGAGCCTTACTCACTCTGTTACAATAGACTGTACAAACCAACTGTTGTAGGGCGGGACAGGTCTATCTAAGGGGCGGTATGGCAGAGCATAAAGGGTTTGGCAAAGGTAAGGATCACCACCTCGTTAAGGGGCTAGCCCAGGCAAAGGCTGATGTTTTGGAGAAGGTGGCTCAAGGGGTGAGCGTCCAGGCCGCCATGGTTGCCGCTGGTAAGAAGCCAGATACTGTGCGCCAGTGGATGAACCGAGACCCTGAGTTTGCCCGTAAATTAGAAGAGGCGCGGGGCGAGGGTGAGAAGAAGACCTTTACCGCCATGGGCGTAGAAAAAGAGTCTATTCCCTTTGCTGAGTTTAGTAAGATGTTTTTTGACCAGACTGTATTCCCCCATCATCAGGATTGGGTTGATCTGTTGGAGGGGCGCGAACCTTCGTGGTTGCACCCAAATATGATTTATGAGCCAGGTGAGGGAAACCGCCTGCTTATCAACGTGCCACCTGAGCACGCTAAGTCCACCGTTGTGACGGTGAACTATCCAACTTACCGCATTGCCCTCAATCCTAACATCCGCATCATCGTGGTATCAAAGACATTGAATAAGGCGCGAGAGTTCGTATACGCTATAAAGCAACGATTGTCCCATCCACGCTGGCTTAAACTGCAGACCGCATATGGTCCAGATGGCGGCTGGAAACAGGACGCAGATACTTGGCGCACCGATACTGTCTATCTTGGGGGCGATGCGCGTAACTCAAGTGAAAAAGACCCGACTCTCCAAGCGTTAGGTATGGGCGGTCAGATTTACGGTGCCCGTGCTGACCTTATTATTTTGGATGACTGTATAACAACTGCTAACGCCCACGAGTGGGAAAAGCAGATGGACTGGCTCCAAAAAGAAGTTATTACCCGTCTGGGTAAAAATGGTAAATTGCTAGTGGTGGGGACCCGAATTGCTGCCAATGACCTTTATAAAGAACTACGTAATTCCAAGCACTGGTCTGGCGGCAAAACTCCGTTTACTTATATGGGGATGCCTGCTGTACTGGAGTATTCGGAGAAGCCAGAAGATTGGGTTACTCTTTGGAAAGAGTCGGACGTCCCGTGGGACGGAGACGACGATACGCCTCAAGAGAATGGCTACTATCCGAAGTGGGATGGCAAAGCCTTATTTAAGCGTAGATCGGAAGTCACACCCTCAACTTGGGCACTTGTATACCAGCAAGAAGATATACAAGAAGATTCCATCTTCCCACCCGTGCTGGTGCAAGGGTCAACTAACGGGCTGCGGCGACGAGGTACATTAAAGGCTGGAGCGGTAGGGCATCCGCCTCAGGTTGAAACACATACTGTAGTTGGCTTTGACCCTGCTATGGCAGGAAATGCAGCGTTTGTGGTTTGTTCTTATAACCGCGCTGATGGAAAAATTTACGTGCTGGACTGTATTAACATGTCAGAACCAACACCACAAAAGATTAGGGCGACCATTGAGGAACTTGTTCAGAAGTACAGACCGCAAGAGTTCCGAGTTGAAATCAACGCCCACCAGAAAGCCTACTCCCTTGACGATGAACTCAGAAACTGGCTTGCTCAATACGGCGTACGGCTTGATGCTCACTTTACAGGCAAGAACAAGTGGGACACATCTTTCGGCGTTGCCTCCATGTCAAACCTCTTTGGCACAGTACGCGATGGAAAGCATCAAAAGAACAACATCATTGAATTACCATCTTCGGATGGAAGCGAAGGAATCAAGGCGCTCACGCAACAACTGTTGACTTGGAAGCCTGACACTAAAGGCAAGACAGATACTGTCATGGCTTTATGGTTTGCTGTTATTCGCATCCGCGAACTTATGCAGCAGGCAAGTAAGACTTCTATGTATCTTAACAATCGTTGGGCTACTAGACAGCAGATGGATAATAGATACGCAGTTAACTTAGATGATGCCTTTGCAGAGCAATGGCAAGACATATATGGATAGGAAATTAAATGCTGAGCATTGACCAGATTGGTGCACGCGTTGCGACGCTGCGCTATCGCGCCAACTCGCGTGACCAACGCAATGGCGATGTACAAATGGTACGTCAGGGCAAGATCAGTCAGGTCTATCCTAACTTCTTTCCAGATGGTATTGACCAAAACGTAGTAGCAAACTTTATTGATATTGTTGCACGTGACTTGGCTGAGGTAATGGCACCGCTTCCAGCGGTTAACTGTTCTGCTGCCAACCAAGGTAATGATCGCGCACGTAGGTTTGCTGATAAGCGTACTCGTATTGCATCTAATTATTTTCAACACTCTGATCTGCAAGTACAAATGTACAACGGTGCAGACATGTACATCACATATGGTTTCCTCCCGTTCATTATTGAATTGGATGAAGAAGAGCAATTGCCACGCATCCGCCTAGAAAACCCAGTGGGCGCTTACCCAGAGTTTGACCGCTACTCAATGACACTAGGTGAACTAGTGGCTATGTTCCCAGAACATGAGTATCAACTACTAGGCAAGTTGGGATACAAGCAAGACCTTAACGGCATGATAGAGATGATTCGCTATTATGACAAAGACCAGTCTGTGCTTTATCTTCCATCACGTAACAACATGCTTCTATCACAGGCTGCTAATCTGCTTGGAAAGATGAATGTTATTATTGCCCGTCGTCCAGGAGTGGATGGCGAACTACGTGGGCAGTTTGATGATGTACTTGGTATTCAGTTACTTCGCAACCGATTTGCATTACTTGCAATGGAAGCAGCAGAGAAGTCAGTACAGGCACCAATTGTTCTACCTCAAGATGTTCAGGAACTTCAGTTGGGTGGCGATGCGGTTATCCGCACAAACAACCCAGCAGGTGTACGTCGTGTTGAACTTACAATTCCACAAGGTGCATTTACAGAGTCTGAACTTCTTAATCAAGAACTTCGTGTGGGCGCTCGTTATCCTGAATCTCGAACAGGAAATGTTAATGCAAGTATTGTCACAGGGCAGGGTGTACAAGCACTTCTAGGCGCATTTGATACTCAGGTAAAGTCAGCACAAGCAATCTTCTCGGCAGCGCTGAGAGATGTACTGCAACTTTGTTTTGAAGTAGATGAAAAATTATTTAACGTAACAAAAACAATTCGTGGTGTAGACGCAGGTTCACCATACGTAATTGAGTATTTACCATCAAAAGATATTAAGCAAGACTATTCCGCAGATGTACGTTACGGAATGTTGGCTGGTCTTAACCCAGCACAGGGGCTTATCTTTATGCTACAGGCACTAGGTGGCGGTCTTATCTCTAAGGATATGGCTATGCGTGAACTTCCATTTAACGTAAACGTTACTATGGAACAGGAAAAGATTGAGGTCGAGAAGTTGCGTGAGTCGCTTCTTGGCACAGTGCAAGCAATGACACAAGTAATTCCGCAAATGGTTATGCAGGGTCAAGACCCTTCTGACTTGATACGCAAATTATCTGAAGTTATTCAGAAGCGTCAGCAAGGTATCACAATTGAAGATGCCATTGAGGAAGTATTTGAACAAGAGAATCCTCCTGCTGGCGCCGAAGAACAGTCTGAGCAGCCTGCCCCAGCGGCTCCTGCCGAGCCGTCAGCAGGAGGCGCTTCTTCAGCGCCTATGCCACAAGGCAGACCAGACTTGCAGACTATGTTAGCAAGTTTAACTGGTGAGGGCGAAGGAAGAGCAGCAGTAAGAACGACTAGGGAACGAGCAATCTAAGGAGTCAATCATGGCAACACGTAAGAAAAAAGTTGTTGCAGATGAAGGCTACTCAAAGTTAGATCAGTACTGCATATTCTTACATGAATACCATCGCGCATTAAAGCGTGCTGGTTTTAATAATGATGATGCACTTTGGTTAATCTCCACAAAGGAATCTTTTCCTGATTGGATGAGTGAACCCACACTAGACGATATTAGAAAACACATTGAAGATGAGGAAGACTAATGGCAGGCACACCTGGTAAAAGCGGCGGATACCGTCAACCTATGAATCCTGCACCCGTCTCAGGCCCAGGAGCACTCTCTAAACGTACCGACGGCGGAGCCGTTGATGGAATGACACAACCTGCACAGCGTTATGCTGGCTTTGGTTATGGAGAAAATTTAGCATTAGAAGAACAACAGGCTGGTGCTCCTATGGCTGGTGCACCTACTGCATCATTTGCTGACCTGCTTGCACTTGATGCACCTACACAGCGACCAGATGAACCACTAACTGCTGGTATTAACAGAGGTGAAGGCCCAGGACGTGAAGCATTAAATCTTCCCAACCGTGCACCATCACTTGTTGATACTATTAAATATCTTGTTCAGTTTGATCCATCTGGAGATGCAGAGTTAATTTATAGAACTCTTACAGATGAAGGTCTTGCATGACCAGGTATTTAAAACCTGTTGTAGCAGAAGTTTCACCTAACCTTTATACGGCTGCAAAGACTGCAAACCTTTCGCAACCACAATTAAACCAAGTTGAACAGATGTCGTATGCCATAAAGAAGCATCGTGAACTTGCTAAGTTAGATGTAGATGTAGCACGTAAACAGTTTGATCGTTTAGATGAAACTGGTAAAGCACAACTAGAGTTTCTTTTTAAAGATGCTGAATATATGCAAGCACCAGATACTGCTGCTGACAAAGTTAAAGGCGTTCTTGGTGGAGCGCTAAAGATTGCGGCTTCGCCGCTTATTGGTTTATTTAAACTTGGCGGACAGTACAACCGCTTGCTTAACACACCTTACAAAGTTGCACGACAAGTTGCACAAGGTGAAGATTTATTTTCTGGCAAAACATGGACTGACGCCTGGGGCGGCGTTGACATGTATGATGTCGGGGCATTAGATAAAGCCGTAAAGTATTTTGGGGCATCTGATGTTGAAGTAGCAAAGGGTTTACTTCTTGGCAAGACTCCAGGTGAGATCATTGAAGCCAACGGTAAAGTAGACCCTAACCTACTTGAGTCAATTAAGAAAGCATACAATGATCCAGATAACTTTAAACAAGTTATGGATGGTGTTAAGTATGCGCAGATTTCTCCAGGCCGTGATATTGCACGCATGCTTGATCCACGCCCACCTGCCAATGGCGGTATTAGTGGTGACTATGTAAGCGGTAAAACAAAAAACATTTCTGGATACATTGACTTTACTTACCAAATTGCTATTGATCCACTTACGTGGCTTACTGCTGGGTTTAGCAAAGGTGTTACTAAGGGCGAGCAAATTGCTAATACAGTTCTTAAAATGACAGAAAACGGCGTGCCAGTTGAAAAGGCAGTCGAACATGTTTTTAGAACAGAACCTAGATTAACTGAACTTTGGGATAAAGGTCTTGGACCTGCACTCAGAACATTTTCAGAGGCTACTACCCCTGCTGCAAAGAAAGAAGCCTTTGCTGATATTTCGCAACGTTTCCCAGGCTATGCAAATCTTGATGCAGTTATTGCACTTACAACTAAAGACAGGCATTTACCGCTTGGTGTTGTAGACGCAGCATCTGCACAAAAGTATTTTGAGAATGCATCTAACTTGCACCTTATGCTTGCTGGTCGTGTTGACGGTATTACATACATGCGTAATGGTGTAGCAGTTGCACGCACGCGTCGTTTGTTTGGTGATGGTTTAGTACGTTATCTTGATGGCGTATTTAATGCTACATCAAAAAGTACTGTTGCTGGTAGAGGGCGTAGCGTTGAAGAAGTTGATGAAGCAATGGAACCAATTTATAAGACGCTTCTTAACTCACAAGACTCTATTGAGCGTTTAGCAAACCCACAACTTTCTGATATGAAAGTATTGCTTGAAGCAAATGCTGAGATTGCTGGATGGAAACGTATTGGTCGTTTAGCAGCACGTTCTGCTGCAGGACTAGAAGTTCGCCTTGGCGAAAATGCTGCATCTACTGCTGCTAACTTTACAACTCGCGCTCGTCAAATTCTTCCAAAGGATATGGCGCAGGCGCTAACATTTAAGTTTTTAGAATCTACCGTAGACGAACAAGTTGTTATTTTACGTAACCTTGATGCTGCAACTATGTACTCAATGGGCCTCGGTGGCGATAATCGTGGCAGAGAATTAATG